TATAGCTTTTCTTGATATCGTAAGACATATGGCTAAAACAAAAGAATGGGATATTGATATACCACCCAATCCCGAGAAGGTAGACTACATTAACCTGAACTCTTACTGTCCATCATGTGAGAACGTAGATGAGAATAAATTTGAGATAGATGAGTTTAATAGGAAGACCTGCCTCAATTGCTCTACCCAACAGTATGCAATCGAGACGGGTATCACTCACAAAGACTACACCCGCGTCAACGTAGTAGGTAAATTTATTTACAACAGAATTCTCCACTTTCAAGACTGTATCAAACAATACCAAGGCAAACAGAATTGTAAAATTCCAGAGAAGATATATGAATATTTAGATTCAATGTTCAAAGATTATAAGTTACTCGTCACCGATCCGGTAGACTCATCACTACCCAAACACATCAAGTATTCAAAGATTACACGTAACCAAATAATGATGTTTCTCAGAGAAAAGAGGTATACCAAACACTATGAAAATGTAAACCTAATATATTTTACGTTGACAAGCAACAGAGTCGATGATATTGGCTACCTCGAAGACCGGCTTATTGATGATTTCAAAGAGCTTGTATCTTTTTATGACAATATACACGGTAAGGATAAAGAAGAGGAACTGGATAGGAAGAATTTTATGAATGTCCAATATCTCCTCTTTCAATTGCTCAAACGCCATGGACACCCATGCAAGATTGAAAACTTTACCGTTTTAAAGACAATCGACAGGAAAAAGTTCCATGATAACATATGTAAGAATCTTTTTAATAGACTTGGCTGGAAGTTTACACCAACCTTCTAGAATGAGTAGATTCATTACTTCATGAAGTAATGAATAGGAAAGGCTGCATCTACATTTATTCTCTTATTTCGAGCTGGTTTTCTACATAATCAAATGGATATTCAACCCCATTCTTTAATTTAAGAATGATTGTATCACGTTCCATTTCACGCACTAGTTCAGTGCCTGGTCTGTGGAGCGATACAACCTTCAAGAGGCCTTGGTCTATCTTTCTGGGAGTGTTTGTCTGCACCGCGATGTCGTGAAGGCGCATAGACTGATCAAGGATAGATTTGAGCGTCTTGTTGCACACGTTGCCATTATTCACACCATCATCACAGTCTATAACGGCGACCACACGTCTGGTCTCGCTCTTCGGTTTCATGCTGTACACGTCTATGAGGTCATTTATTGATGACATACTCAGACGAATGGTTCTATCCCAGTCAAAGTAGACAATGACAATACCAACTAACGTAAATACAATTGTAAGAATGATTAACCACCTTTTCATTTTATTACAACTAATATATAATTCCCGAAATCACAATGGCATCAACGCGGTGTATAACGCTTCACCGTTAACCAGATAACCCAGCACCATCCCAGGTAGCGCATCTGAATGATTTGTAAGATTTGTTACTTCGTCAACGTTGACATACGAATACACATCTACAGGTTTATCTCCACCCACATCCTCTACATCACCCATGTACCCGTTGTACCCATACCTATCCCAAAACTTAACCAATTCACTAGCCACATGTAGTCCCGATTTCACAACAATCATATTTTCCCCCTCTCCATACACAGGCAGCACGTTCTGAGCAAGGTAAATCTGATCAGCAATCGATGGGTTGTATATAAAATACGGATGTGAATAATTCACCCTCACGTTCTTAATGACTATGTTGTTTGTTTTGTAGTTTTCTATCAACCCAATCACAGCACTGGGAGTGTCCAACAAGAATTGAGAAGGGGAGTGGTCAAAGTCGGATATTTCGTCGTAAAAGTCCCCAATATACAACCTATCCTTGTACGCAATCAGTTCATCAAAATGAGTGTTTTGATACAACCTAAGGCTGTAAATCAATCGCACAAGCATTTCCTTTGACGTAGTGATTACCTTACTCTGTTGATCAACAAACTGTGAATCAAGCGAGTATTTGGAGGAGATGTTCCTGCTCGTAAATACATGGTTGGGTTTGATGAGTATATGCTGATTGATAAAGTCAAGTAGTTGTTGCTCATTCAAAGGTTTGGTCGTATACCCCTTTGCGTGCATGAATCGCGACATGAAGTAGAGGCCGTACTGGTAAATGATCTTGGCAATCTTTTTGTTATGATTGAATTGAGAAACTACAGTAGTTTCTAATTTGAGGAGTTCACTGTAATCCTCACGGTCATAGTTCATAAGCACCCCCTCAAGCTTGTTCGTATCATCGCATAGGAATGTAACCTTCAAATTCCCCTTGCTCATTGTCGCCATTACTTCACGCACACGTCCGGCGCTGACACGTTGCTGAACAAACAAAACATTAGTAACCTTTGCAAATTCTTTTAATATTTCTAAAGATGTTCTATACACTTGGGTTGCGTTTCCCGCGTTGTATGGAGGTAAAGGTTCAGAAACCATGGTAATCATGTTGCCATTAAAGTCTATGTTAACTACTCTACATTTACCGTAAACGTCGATAACCTGAGATTTGACATTGAGTCTGGGAATTGAGATTGAAGGTAGCATAGAGTTGTGACTAAATGATCTGTTGAGATTCCTGAAAATTGCCCACATCTTTTCAACAACGTGATCATAGTGAGGAAATGACGTGTCCATGTTGTCGAGAATTTTCATGTCAGGGGTTTTGGTCCTTGTAATCAGCTCACATTGGATTTGGGAAAAGTCCACGTCGTTCGTATTGATGTCATGCTGATAAACGAATACAGTGGCGCGCGTAGGCTTCATCTTGTAGTAGGCCTGAGCGTGTCGGGGAATGTGTATCGTACCATCGGGGTCCTTGTCGCTGGCAGATAACACAAAAATGTTACAATTGAATACTAATTCAAGGACATGTCCAAACTCTAGAGCATTGAGGTTAGAATTGCTCATCTTATCCATTATAACGTCTACGGGTTCATCGTAAAACTCCTGTTTTGCTGCCATTGCGTTAATCTCAGTGGTTATCTCCTTCCTCATTTTCTGCACTACAGGTATACGGTCCTCTACTTGGAGGAATTGGATGTTTTTGATGTTTAGGGCTAACATGACACATTCGAGGAATGAGCTCTTGGTCAAATTGGATCCTACTCTGATAAACTGGAACTGAGGATTAGGTTCAATAATTGAGAAAAGTTTTTTAATGTTAGAAGGAAGCGTGCCCGGCAGGCCAGGTCGGAGTGTCTTGCCTGAAATGAAAATGTCCTGCACGGCACTATTCTTTATATTCAGCGTTTCCTGTTGATAGTAGTGTCTGAATTTGGTACCTACCCTGTTCTGATCTTTAGTGTAACAGCATGGAATGTAGGGAAACTTGATTTTGTTATCGAGAGTGTTTTCTCTCAGACCCGGATAAGGGTGCGTATCGTGATCACACATGTAGTAACGCTTAATGCTCTCTCCATACACAGGGAACTCGATAACCTGTTTCTTTCTGTTTCGTCTATATTGATTTGCTCGCTCCTTGTTTATAATGGTTGGGCGTTTAAGACACTTTCTAGAATAAGTGGGTAGAAAGATATCTGGAGCGATGGCTCTCAGTTCGAGTTTTTCCAGTTTTCTAGGTCTTTTAATTAGTTTGGTTTGTTCATCCCTGAGGAATTTGGATCCTAAATACTTTCTGTATTCGGCTAGTATGAGGTCCCTCTCGTTGTTGTAAAGATTAAATAGTCTTCCCAAAATCTTTTGATACCTGAGTGATTCTTCAATTGTTTTTACCTTGACCCTGACTCTAATGAAATTACTACCCTCATCCTCCATCCCGTACATGTTGGGTTTTTCCGTCTCCTTCATCGTAACACTCAGAATATCTGATGTATTGATGACGTACATGTAGGCGTTGAGCTTGGTCTTGGACGCCCTGATTGACTCATTGAGCGCTACAATCTTGTTGAAGAATGGATTGTTTAAGCACATTTCTGCCCAGATAGGTATGAGGATGGTTTGATTTGGATAAGTGATGAAACCCCCCGTGGAGAGCTCATTCATGTGAGTAATCATGGTTCTATTTAATGTTGGGAAGATCTGCAGAGCCCTGTCTATGAAAACGTCACGTGATACGTTACGATAACCAACGCTCATGTTCAGAGTGGCAACTACCTCGCACTGTCCGCTGCTGTTGGTGACAACTGTGAACGCGGTGTCTGCATACTTTTTGTACTTGTTCTTGAGTTGCCTCAGATCTGCCGTCGTCTCTCCATTCACTTTAACCAATATTACGTTCGGGGTTTCTAATTCAAGCCAGTCGGGATTTGGTGAAAAGTCATGAAAGATCTTGTAGAAAGGTCCATTTGTATCCGCGGAACCTGTCACTGCGTACGGAGCCATTTTGGTAACTGTGAGTGAGTTGTAAAGTTCAGGCACATTGATTGAACCTTGAATCGCAAGACGAATACTAAACTGGACGGTAGAAACCTCATACTCTGCCGTATTAATTGAAGGAATATTGTCAAATTCCTCAAACGCTAGAGTAGTTGCATCTACCTTCTTTTTGAGTCTGTCTAGATTATCCTTCATCTTATTCATGATTGTCTGTCTGTCGTTCAATATTGTTATGGCATTCAACGTAGTGAGTCCTGAAATGGTATAAGTCAGGAACATTTTAATATCCTCGGCGGACTTGTTACTATTTGTAATGTCATGAGTAACGATGAATAGTCGCTCCGCATCCTCTCTGCTGATTTTGTCAAAGTTGATCTTGTCTTCTGGAAACACAGTATCTTTTGAATTAATGATAGATGCGAGGACGTTGACGACAACTATGTTACCTGTCTGTGATGTGTTTTCTAGTTCAGGGTCAAACACGAGGTACTGAGGTAACGTGTTCATTGATATCGCTATCCTATCTTTGATAGTATCAACTGTATCGGATAAGTATACCTTGATTTTCTTACCATTTATCTGCATATTTTACTCACTTAAGATACCTTTTAAGGTATACCTACTTTTCGCATGATTATGAATTGTAATCTTATTCAAACATTGGTTGATGGTTCTTTCATGTTACGCTCCGTTGCGTTTGTCATGGTGTTGATACTACCAAGTAGGTTGGTGCCCGTCTTTTTAAAGATCATTTTGCTCACAATGAATAAGACTACGTTCATCGTCAACATCATGCAGAGCCTGATCTCTGGCGACCATTTGCTTCCTGTCGGCATGTAGCTCTTCTCTGCCATTTCGACGAGCAGCTGATCGTACGTGTTCATTGACATTATCTGTTGCTGAGCAAAACCCTCCATGTCGAAATTGATCTTACCCAGAACTACCTCGCAACCCATTACAAAGACAATCATGTATCGTTTCCAATTTTCAACAGATGAGTCCAACGATAGCTTTTTCGTTAACATTTCATATTTTTGCGACATGAGCTTGGGGTCAGAGTATAACGTGAACTCGGGAATGTTGGCATTAGGATGCATTCTTCTTAAAACCTCGTATCTAAAATAGATGGCGTTTCGATCCTTCTGTGTCTTCTCGTCATCCACGTAATTGTACGATTTGTTAATCTTTACCTTTTTATTTTCTATTAGTTCTTTAAGAGTGGGAGGTTGAGATTGGGACATCGAAATGGGATCATCCTCTTTATCCTCACCAAGGAGTGAATTGAGTCGGTCTTCTAATGAATTAGATTGCTCACGCTTTCCATGATGTTCTCTCAGATGCTCACGCTCTCCCAGATGCTCGTGTTCTTCCAGATGTTCTCCCCGATGTTCACGCTCTCCATGATGTTCATGCTCTCCCAGATGTTCTTCCAGATGCTCATGCTCTCCCAGATGCTCACGTTCAGCCAAGTGATTAATTGGCTCTTCCAATTGTATCTCTGGGTCGGATGTGGAATCTTTTTTAATTTGTTCTAACGTTTCATGAACGTCATTAGGTGTCTCTTTCATTTTTTCCAAAGGTGGCGGGATGTAAAACTCATTGAGCAAATCTCTACGCACTTTGGTCTTGTTCTCCAGAAGCTCGAGGTACAGAGTTGGCATCCTCTGGAATTTCTTCGGAGGTAGTATTCTTTCATGATCTTCAAGAGGAATACGTTCTATCAGTAATTCTCCCATATTTTGAAATTGTAGTGGTTTTTGTTAACCCTTTATAACATTGAACTGTCAATTACCCCTAGGGGTAATTGAGCCTATAAAAATTATTAATTAGAAGTGTTTCATGTAGTTTTTGAAAGGATACAGTCTCTTAAGCGCGTAGTTGAATACAAACACTTGAGACGATAGTATACCCACGCGAGAATAAACATCATCGATAATGGAAAACTTTTCCATTAGGGCGAATAAGATGAATAGTTGTATTACTACCAGAGTTATTAGTTTGACGTTGCTCTCTTCACGCGGATCTACCTGATTATAAACGTAGATAATTACCCATTCAATTATCATTCCTATCACAAAACCAAATACAAACTTGGCTACATTCTCAACAACCATTTTAATTTCATGAACATAATAAAAGACCTACGTATGTT